TCAACTGCTTCAACGATAGCGTTTCTAATTTCGTTGTAAGAAGTAATACCGAAAAATTGATTCCAGTAAGAATCTGTATTGGTTAAAGAACCGTGAACGTTAATGGTGCCAATACCCTCAGCCACGGTAAGCAGCCTGGAGCTGTCACCATATTCATCCTCATCGTCTGCATAGGCCTTGCCGTTAAACTCTTGTTGAGAGTCGATAACATGACGTAAACTAGCTTCAGAGCCTAGCCAAAAAACTGAATCATCTATTTTCATAAGAGGAAAGTACCAATAAATAAGAGGTTATGCAACACTATTGACTCTTTCCGCCCCCTTTTCTAGGGACATCAGAGCCAGGCTGTAGATTATCTTCTGCTCCACCTCTGGTCGTATCAGACCCTTCAGTCTCTGGATCAGCTTTAGCCGGAGAATAAAAATTGGTGCCAGAGAGCGTAGGAGCCGCTGGATTATACGGAAGATCTAATTCATAGGCTGCCTGTGCGTCTGTGATTAAGCCAAGACTTAAACGCTGCAGAATACGAGCTTCTTTCATGGTTTTGAAAGCTTCAAGTTCTGACTCAGGGCGCAGGTCAATTGCACTAAATTCAAACTTAACATACACATCACTGCCGTAAAGACGACAGGCTGTGGTCAGGCCTCTGGACATAACCGATTCAACAGTGGTTTGTAGAGCTTTAGCCGTTTTAAGAAAGATTAGCGTTTCTGTATTACTTAAACTTTGTGACCCAGCAGCTCTCATGCCTAGTACAGATGGAGGCGTCTTCAGCGAAGTCGACTCGATATTTCCGAGACTTGTTAACATAGGGGAGTAGTCTGCTTTATTCTTTCCTATATCCTGAGTCTCGAAATTTACAGAATCAAATGCCACTACAGCATCTTCAGGCGCAATATCTTTCAGAGTATCTTCAACCTGAGTTTTAACTGTGGTCATATAAGCCATCAGTTTCTTGTCATCTGCTCGAACATCTTTAGGGGCCGAAGCACGTATTTTATCAGAGTCCAGGATAGCGACTAATCGGCTGTGTCCCGATTTAAACACGACACGGCGCATGTCTGCCATGAAGTCAGCAGAGGTAAACACGGCATCCAGGGCTGAACGAAAGATAGAAGTGGAATAAGCGGTGTCCATTTCCTGGTGTAAAGACTCGGCATAAAATGTAGGAATATTAAGCTGAATTGGATCACCAAACCCAACTTGCTGAGGGTACTTTGACCCTTTTCCGTCACTTACCCATTCAAGGGTAGAGTAATCAACTGCCTGAAATCTCTCAGGGAGACGGGCCTTATCAAGTTCCAGCTCCATGGCACATCCACCGGTTATAGCGGTCTCTCGTAAGAGTGTCTGGATAAGCATAGTAATAGGCCGCTTCTTTCCAAACCCCAGTGTATAGTCATACAGAGTGGTCATTGAAGCTACTATATTATTAGCGAGGATAGTTCCTTCGCCTGAGAATTCTGTGGTACCGGGGACATACGCAGAAACCTTCCATCCCGAGTCTGCAATTTGAACCATGTCAAATAAAGCAGTAGACAGGTTTCCGTTTTCTTTAGCCAGCGTCCGTATAGCTTCTGTAACTTTTCCCTGTGAGCGTAATGTTCTAGGATCTTGAGTTACCCAGGACTTATCCGCGTTAAGGATAGCCTGACCCCTTTCTACCTTACTTTCTACCGTCTTTGACTTTACAACAGACGTAACTGTACGGGGTAGAACAATCGCTTTGTTAGTCTTATTGCTAGATACTGCCATCAGGAAATGGGGCCATGGTTAACCGGGTGGTTTAATGATTGGTTATAATAGACCAAATGTCAAGGTTTGCTATTAACCCCTACCGTTACTGCAGTGACTCCAGGCAGAACTCCTACCGCGCCACCGAGGTAATCTTCCTTGTCCACCGCTGCGTCAGCTATCATCATATAGTTCCCAGCATGGGCATAATGATCTGGAGAACTGGGCTTTGGAAAAAGTACCACATTACCAAAGTCTCCTTTTCTGGTTATCTTTTTAGTTACCTTAAGGTGTTCCTTCATGACTGCAGTCTCTTCATGAGCCGGGTATTTTATATGTCCTTTATTATGCTGCTCCATGAATGTTGATAAAGTGCCTGAGCGGTCGGCTCTTACAACTCCGTCCTCATCTCTTAAGTCGATGTATGAATAAGACTCTGACACTGACCGTTTATACTCACAGCCATATACCGTTGCGTAAGCATTGTCTGCGATAAGTGTTTGAGAGGTTGAAAAGTCAGGCCCAGCATCCACTACCGTCATCTCAGGTTTAAACGCATCAATATACCGCTGTACCAGCATGGCAATAGTGACCCCAGGAGAAGAGACTAGCTCTGCTAAATGGATAATACGAATATCTTTATTACTGGTTTTCTGTCCCACAACAAGATGGCTAATTTTTCCAATATCCACTCCGATACGAATACCTGAGAGCGTAAGCAGCCGAGCCTCTTCTATAGTTATAAATTTAGCCTTATCCATTCGATCAAAGATAGACATTAGGAATGAGTTATTCTTGTCCTCATGAGGTAGACCAACTACAAAATTTCTATGGTCCTGCAGTGTGTACCCTTCTAGCTGCTTAAAAATAGAGGGCACCTTATTGTAATAAGGCACGTCAATAGGGGCCACTCGATACCCCGAAAGGTCCTTAATTTCTGGAAACTCGGCAACCCACTGACGACAGTCGGGATCCATTAAACTGCTCCATAGATTATTTCCACAGCACTGGCATTTAACATAAGCCTCCTCGATTTTATACTTTGGATTGTAAAGATCAGAGGCTTCAAACAGGGCTATCTCTCCGTCATACCCTGGCACAATGTAATCTTTATAATAGCTCGGGACCTGCCATGTGTTGCAACTTTTGCATTTGACATGATAAGTTTTCTTATCGGATAGCTCATAGTGTTTAGACACCCCATAATTTGGAATTGTCGGAGTAGAGAACCGGTTACGAACCCCTCTTATTCCTGTAGCCGGATCTTCCTCGGCATGCCTTAAGCGAGAGTTAAACTGTCCCAGAACTTCTGGGTCACAGAAATTCTCTTCATCAAATACTAGATGAGAGGCTGGGATCGAGATGGCCTGACTGGTACCTGAAGCACCTTGAAAATAAACTGTTGAATTGCCCAACTTACGCATAGCTGCCGATTTAGCCTCAGAATGTACCATCGCTGCTAATATCGGAGATTCATGGATGATTGGGTAAAACCGGTCAGTTGAGACTTTTTCAGAAAATCTGGCCGATGGGAGCACATAGATTATTCTTGATCGGGTAACCCCTGCAATTGCCGCTACCAGTCGTAGCGCCAGCTCTGTCATCCCAACTTGAGAACACTTCTCCACCGCTTTATGTGGGTGTTGGTCTGAAGCAATGTCAATCTGCATCTCGTGATGCTTGAAGCTGTAGGGCCTTCCATTTAGGCGCAGGTTCTTAACCATCCACCCCGACAAATGGGACATCGCAGTAGACTTATCTGATGAAGCGTTTATTCGTGAGATAAATGCTTCAGTCCTGGGGGATAATTCAGCCATTGACAGGGGCTCGACTAATCTTCTTAGCCGCTTTATCCGCCCGAGTGCGTATGGACTCTCCCTGTAAATCTGGAGCAGTCAGGGCTATTTCAAGCTCTTCAGGAGATTCTGCTTTATTAACTCTGACCCACATAGCCTGACGGGAGATGCCTGCTATAGCGGCCCATTTTGAGATAGAGTGTTTCTCTCCCTTGGCTCTATAAAATTTCATTAAATAAGATCCCCTTCGAGGTAATCAACTAGCTTCGCTACAAACTCTGGACAGCTACAATCTTCCATGGCCATCTCTATGGCTAATTCAATTCTGCGAAGGTCTTTATCTGTTTTCAGGCTGGATTCAAACGACTGAAGCATGGTCAGTAGTTTCATGGATGAATTCATATAGCTGGTTATATCGGAAGGTTCCGTATCCAGCTTTGGTCGTCCATCCCTATAAAAAATATGTGCTCGAATAGCTTTTAGCAGGAGTATCTGAGAATGCACCTCTGACCTTAAATCAAAGCTGACTGTTTCCCCTTCTTCTACTGGCCTAAATATATCTATTTCAGGCGCAGCTTTTTCAAGCCGATGCATTTCTTCGTCTTTTTCTTTTTCCTGGGTAATTAAATGTTCAAATTCACTGCTAGACATTCGAGAGGGTATATAGAGTTCGATGTTTAAAGAGTGTAAATAAGGATAGGAGTTTTGTCAATAGGTTCCAGAGTGGACTTATCGACTTATAAAAAACATCCCCGGAGAACCTTACAACTCCGGGGATGAACACTCAACTTAAAGGAGGAAAAGCTACAATAAACAGGGTAGGGTAACCCTTAAACGTAGTCTAAAAAACTGGAGGTAAGTCAGACCACTTATTGTAACTGGGGCGTAATAAAACGCCTCTATTGAGAATCTAGGAGTATAATGAGCCAACTAACCATGTCAATCAAAACCTGTTTGTTATGCCTGGAATTCCGGCAGAAGCGTCTGTCGTAGGGTTTAGGTTTACCTTCTGTTCTGCCGCTCTGGAGCAGAGGGTATCACTGCACTCATGGCCACACCGAAGACACCTTACCCCTGAATAAAACGCTCCGGCATGCATTTTCTGAAAATACTCATAATCATCTAATGTATTACAGCCGCTGCATACAAGGTGTTGAGGATACTGAAGGTTCATTTGTAGGGGCTCCTATTTTATTAACTTTTCAGCTACTGAGCTATGAAGCGCTATAGCCAGTAATCGCTCTACTGTACCAGAAGCAATAACTGGTTGCTGAGGAGCCGCCTTCTCAGGTTCTTCAGTGACCTCATACGCTGGCACTGGCGCGTCAGGCGTCCAACCAGCAGGCATCCAGTAAGTAACTGGAGTGCCTGATTCCACTAGTTGTACGGTTATAGACAGACTTGACCCAGCCACTCCAGGGTCTGCCGCTGTGTAATAAAGTCCGACAGGCAGAGTGGCATCATTCAGCCTGTTACCTAAGATTTTAGTTATATTGATATTCATTGAGGTACTCCTGGTATTATTTCTCTAACGTGATTAATAACGTCTTGTACAGTGTCCCAACTATCAGCCTCTTCATCTTTGATCGGAGCTTCAAACTCTTCTTCCAGCATCATACAAAGCTCTGCCCTGTCCAGTGAATCGAGATCCAGATCTTCTTTAAGCTTATCCAATGTGAGCACCGGGCGATGATACCCCACCTCTTTTCTAATGATCGTTTTTATCGTTTCTTCAAAGTTTTTCACAGGGTTTGATCCTCTATATAAATTTTTATTTTAAATTTTAGTTTCACGATTTGTTTATTGATTCTTTCTTTGGCCAGAGCAGTCACCTCTTTTTGTAAATCGTTCATTTCATAATTGAAAAAATTAGCCTCATCAGAAAGCTTAACCCCGTAAGAGGTTCTCCCATAATCATCAACCAGGCCAAGGCGAGTGTTAATAATACTCCGGTTAGAGAAGGACTTATGTATCTTCTCCAGCTTTCTTAGCCGGGCGTATAACTTGGTCACTTCATTAAATTGTGCCTTACTCAGCATCACCAGTTCTCCCCTATTTCTTTAGCTTTGGCTTCGCTGCCTTTGCTGTAAAAAGTAGGAGCGAACTGTCTGAAGGGGTGGCTCTTTTTGCGGCTACTGCCTTTTCCTCCTGCCGCTTGTGACACGGCCTGACGCAGGGGCCACCCTCCATTGATCCGGTTCCAGAGGGTCTTGTACGCAAGGGTTCCATGAGCTATTGAATGAAGCTCTTTCATGGTCATAACTTTAAGCTCTTCATCAGTGTACTTATCTGACTTTTTAGGTTTCATAGTCATTGCATCACCCATATCACAAAGGCTACGACAGCTATTAAGGCTAGTACAAACTCTGAGCCAGCAGACACCTTTATTGCAGAGGATACCATGTCTGCATGACGCCCCCTGAGCTTAAACAAATCCCCCGCCATCCTCTCCATAGCTGCTATTTGTTGCTCTATGCGAGTGTTCAGCCCATTTATTTCAGAGTCCTTTTCTCTATTGATATTGGCTAACCAATCGTTATGCGAAACTAGCCCTGGCACCTTATTGAGTCTCTCCGCAATCCATGTTGCCTCTTCCGGAGTGGTACACTGACAGATTGCATTGCCTGTGGGATAGGGCCGAACCAAAAGAGCCTCACGTTCATCATTACTGGCTTTTTCTGTTGGGCTCCAGCTGCGCGTTTCCGGGGTATCCACGGTATAGCCAGGGGCCCATGCGGTTATTTCATTTCTTTGTTCGTTTCTAGCTCTAATACTCATTATTCATCTCCAGTTGTTTAAAGGGTTGGGTCGAGCACAAACATTGTGCCAACTAATATAAGCAGGGCATCGAACCAGAACCAGGCCTCGCCTGTTTCCATGCTGTCAGGCGTTACGTATTCGAGCATTATCAAGTCGAACATTCCAAGTGCCCCGCCTATTACAGCGAGTATAATTCCTGCCAGTTTCATCTCTTTCTCCCGATTGCCTTTTCTTTTTGGTTATCCTCAATTAAAGGGGCCAGGGTCTCCATGATAGCCAGGAGGGTTATATCCCCCTGATTATGGTTCGCTATAAACACCTGACTAATCGCCTCATGCAAGTGATGATACGCCGGTTTAGGCTCTCTATTCTCTAGCCTTGCGGTTGAATCCAGCAATTCAAAATAATGAATCAACTCTCTGAGGTCGTGCTGACTAACCAGCACTTTTGATTTGTGCCGGCCATTGCCAAGCCTTGGATCTTCTATCTGATCTTTAAGGTTTTCTAAAAAATTCATTTTATTCCCCAGTTATTAAAAGGGTATGTCGTCGCTGTAGTCATCTTCCTCCAGCTCTTTCTCGGTTTTAACCTTTTCCTTTTCATCAGAACTTTCTTCAGCCGGGACATAAAACTTGATTACGGTAAACACTGTTCTAGGGGTTGCTTCGAACAATCCCTGACATGATGTACAGCGGCCTCTGAGCCCTTGCTCAGGTTCTCCTTTTTCCTGCCATACATTGAGTAGGCCCAGCTCCCTCTGGCAGTGAGGGCAGCGATCAGTAAAGTCTGATGTACCTTTAGGCTGTGGTTTAGCGGCAGGTTTGGCCGAAGGTGTGTAGTTCCCGGCGGGCTCCATCGAGAACCAGTCAGCTACGTCAATAGCCTCCTGGTCTTCATAGTAGAGATGCGCGGAGTTAGGTATCCAGTACTTTACGTTATCAATTATGTAAAGAGAGGCCTTGCCTGAGTCTCTTTCCAGTTCTATGTTCTGATAGCGAGTGTAGGTTGTCTCTTTATAGCTCATGTCACTCTCCTGGTTAGTGCATATATCACTATGGCCAGAGGCCAGAGCCAGACCGTGTAAGGGTTTGCATTTACTCGTATAAAGGGGCCTTCACTGGCAAGCACTCCTGTAACCATATCTGCCTCCAGTTTGGCCGCTCCTGCTCCCAGAAGCAGATAGCTTACTAAGGCTGCGATACCTATTAAAATTGTTTCTACAGTCATCATCTTCACTCCTTCCAGTGTAGTTCAGTGGTGGTATAGGTCGAGATTTTGGTTTCCTGAACTATCTCAGACCACTCCTCAAAATTTTCTAGCTGAGCCTGCATCTCTTTAATTACTGCCTGTTCAAACTCATCACTGACATAGTCAAGGCGGCTTGAAAGGCGGGTCAGTAAGGAACAGGCTTCTCCCAGTTCAGTGTCCTCGTATGAGGCATACAGCTCTAGTTTACTGGCCAATTCCTGTACTTTTGGATAGGACAGAGGTTTCTTTTCTGTAAGGTCTTTTTTACTCATTTTTATTTCTCCAGTTGGCTTTAAGAGTTGGTATGGGTTTTCCCATATGTTGTTATTAGCCTGTACTATTTGATATGGGTCTTCTTGTAGGGACTTGATATCCTCTTTAGAAATCTCCCCCTCAAATATATAGATCGGGGCATCCTCCGGGTAGAGGTGGTGCTTCTGAATACTCGGACATATCTCCAGGGTTTTCATCTCTTTAGTGGTTTTATTCTGCCAATTAGGCGTATATACGTCAGCGTTCTCCATACACCCTCGGGGAATCTCATAGCGTTTCCCGTTTACTAAAATATACATAGAGTCTCTCCTATTCTCTAAAGTTTGGCATTTCAAGATTGTTTTTTAAAGCGTAATTACGCGCAAGGTAGTCAACCTGCTGTATATCACTGTCAACCGCAAATTCTGTCGGTATGTCGATAGTTTTGGCTACTTGACGCCATGTCAGGCCCTTACTGCGCAAGTTGAAGGCTTTTTCACCGTATTGGGCATTGAATACTGCGTATACGCGTCGACTTCGTGTCATGTGTAAAAGGCCTGCTATGCGTTCATAATCAGGATCATCGGGGGTGAGCGTGATCGTACCGGTTATACGGACCTCTTTTCTAAGCTTACTTTTTCCCATTTTTATTTCTCCAGTTTAATTTTAAGGTTGATTATCTATTTTGTAGCCATTCCCAAAGTACCAATGGCCAGGCCAGTACATGAAACCAGCTAACTTCATCATCCTCCAGGTTTATGAACATTGGGTGTTCGTCATCTCCAAAGTAATACATGTGCTCACAGATCATTCCTATAGATAGATAAACGCTGGCTATTCCTAATAGAGTTAGGCCGATTTCAATGAGAGGCATTATTTTTGTTTCTCCAATATTCAGTTAAAGTTTGTAGTTTATCCCAATCTGTTTGGTGGTTAGGACTTACCCATTTATCCGCCAGAGCTATCAACTGATTGATTAAAAGGATATCAGGGTCTT